AACCAAGCTTTTTTATAAGGGTGTTCGACTTATCCTATTGTTTGATGATCAGATTATAATGAGGGTGGAAGATCCCAAAGATCTTGATCCTACCTTTAATCTTGGAAAAGGCTCTGCCTGATTTGGGAAATCCAATTTAGTGTGGTATAATAATATAGGGCAAAATCTTGTCTAAACGTAAATCGTTTGTTTCGTAAGCAACGGAGAGAAAAATGAGTGATGAAAAAGAAGAGTGGAGTGAAATTGCAGTTCCTGATTCACAAGAGGAATCAACAGAAATTGAGTATGAAGTAGAGGAAATTCCTGAGGAAATAAAATTACCTACGGAAGAAGAGGTTAGCCCTCCTTCTGAACCAGAGGAAGTTCCTCAAGAGTTGGAAGGTATTGAAACCAAAGGTGCTCAAAAAAGGATAAGACAACTTATTCGACAAAGAAAAGAAAGAGATGAGCAAATTCAAAACTTACTAGCTCAGAATGAGACATTATCAACTAACTTGAAGAATAAGGACAAAGAATTATTTGATGTAAATAAACTAAGTCTTGATACTTCTGAGAAGCAACTTACAGATAAAGTCGATTTAGCTCGAAAAGTTTATCTGGAAGCTTTTGAAGAAGGTGACAAGGAAATGCTCCTTAATGCTCAGGAGGCTTTGAATGATGCACAAGCAGATTTGAAAATGGTTAATTCTGCTAAAGTTAATTATCAAGAAGAGCCAGAGCAAGTACAGCCAGTTTCCCAACCGCCTCGATCACGACAGACTCAAGATCCCAAAGCTACTGAATGGGCAGAGCAAAATGAGTGGTTTGGTAAGGATACAATACGAACGGCTGCTGCTCTTGCAATAGATGCAGAGCTAAAGGGAGAAGGATATGATCCTAATGATGACGAATTTTATGAGGAAGTTAACAACAGGCTTCAAGAAGCTTTTCCTCAAAAGTATGAACGTGTGCAGGAAAATACGTCACAACCTGCTCAGGTGGTTTCGGGGGCTTCACGCTCGTCTCCGAACTCAAATCGGAAAGTCAAGCTCTCAAAAGAAGATGTGAGATTGGCACAGAAATGGGGAATACCACTTGAACAGTATGCCGCCGAGAAGCTTAAAGTTAGTGAAGCTGATGGCGAATATACTAATATTAATTAGGCGTGGAGGAAAGAAACATGACAACACGAAATGAATCACGTAGTAATACATTACGGGAAGAAAACACAAGAGAAGATGAATGGACCTTTGAAGAGCCTAATGCTTTAACCATTCCAGACACTGTACAAGCAAGGTTTGCGAATGATGGCATGTCGCTCCGTTGGATACGTATCTCTATTAGAGGTCAAGAAGACATTCAGAATGTAGGTAAGAAACTACAACTTGGATGGGCATTCGTAGCTCCTGATGAAGTTCCTGAAATGGCTCTTACATCCTTCGTGAGGGACGAAGGCAGGTATCAAGGTGCAGTCTGTCGTGGAGACGTAGCCTTGGTTAAGATGCCAGCCGGTAAAGTGATGGCTCGAAGAAAACATTATGAGAAAAAGTCTAACGATCAGATGGATGCGGTAAATGCACAATTGATGAAGAGTTCTGATTCTCGTATGCCAATTTCTAACACGAGTCGTTCTGTAACAACAAGAGGAAGAGTTCCTACTTTTCAGGACTAATTCTCGTAACTAAGGAGATGAAACATGTCTACTACTAAAGCATTTCGTGGTTTCATTCCTGCTCGTATGAAGGGTGGCAGCTACAGCAATGAAGCTGTTACTGACATGATCACGCTTACCTCAACAGGTCAAACGGGATCGCCAACTAACAACATTTTCACGGGTGATCCGGTAGTGATGCCGGGGGCAAACTTTGCCACTATTTCACCTTATATTGCGGCTACTCTGAAAGCTTCTGGTGTTTTCATGGGTTGTCAATATGTGGAAAATGGAGAACAAAAGTTCTCTCGTTATTGGAATGGCGGAACGAGTGCCACGGATATCAAGTTCTTCGTGATCACTAATCCTGATCAGGCTTACTACATTCAAGCTTCCTTGTCTTTATCAGCGGCAGAGCTGTTAATTACAAAGAACTATAATGTAACTGTAAGTTCAACTGCAAGTTCTGGAAATACCACCACAGGTCAGTCAAGTTACTATCTGGATGGTGCTTCTGGTACTGAGGCAACAGCGGCTGTACGTGTCATTGGTAAAGCTAAGTATCCTGATGAAAAGGATTCGGATGCTTATCCAATAGTTGAGTGCTGGATTAATCAGCATCGTGACAGGTACGTTACGGCCACGGCTTCAACGGCATAAGAGGGGGGATTTATTATGGCTATTAATAGAGCTAGTATTAACAAAGAACTTCTTCCCGGTCTTAATGCTATTTTTGGGTTGGAGTACGGAGAAGTAAATAATGAGCATCAGGCTCTCTACGAGATAGAGAATTCTGATCGGGCGTTCGAGGAAGAAGTCCTCTTCACCGGATTCGGAACTGCTCCCACCAAGGGAGAGGGTGCGGCTGTTTCTTACGATGATGCACAGGAAAGCTACACGGCTCGGTACACTGCTGAGACCGTGGCGTTGGCCTTTGCTATCACTGAGGAAGCAATGGAAGATAACCTGTACGATACGTTTGCAAAGCTTCGTGCCAAAGGTTTGGCTCGTGCGATGGCAAACACCAAGCAGGTCAAGGCTGCGAATCTTTTCAACAATAGTTTCTCTGATACTATTGGTGATGGCGTGGCTTTCTTCTCGGATTCTCATCCAACAGTGGCGGATGGCAATCAGGATAATCTTCTGGCTGCTTCCGATCTTGCAGAATCAACTCTGGAGACGGCTCTTACTGCTATTCAGAAAACCAAGGATGATCGTGGTATTCTGATTGGTGCGAGTGCTGTGTCTCTGCATATCCCAGTTGACTATTGGGCGGTAGCTGATCGAGTTCTTTCCAGTCCCGGCAACACTCAAACGAGTGCGGCAGCGGCTGATCCGAACACAAATGCGATCAATGCTATTCGTCATATGGGTATGGTTCCTGAGGGCTATCACATCAATCGTCGGTTTACCGACACTGATGCGTGGTTTGTCAAGACTGACGTTCCGAACGGTACTAAGATGTTTATCCGTTCGCCACTTCAGACTAAGATGGAGCCAGATTTTGATACCGGCAATCTCCGGTTCAAGGCACGGGAGCGTTACAGCTTTGGTGTTTCGGACTGGCGTGGCTGGTACGGTAGTGCTGGTTAGTAACTCTAGTAGGGGGAGTGGTGTAGTGCCACTCTCTCTTTACTACTATAAGGAGATATGATGGCTACAAATATCAAAGTTGCTATAGCCACAGGTGATGCAGTACTTAAATATGTGGATACAGATACCACGGTTGGTAGCAATGGTGGGGGTTCGAGTCCTACTCCAACCGTCACTCGTATTATTGCTATCCATGCTTTGGCAACTGCTGCTGGTCTTTACACGGTTAAAGGACAGCGACAGATTACAAACAAGACAGCCGAAGGACAGGCTATACAGTTTCAGGTAGCAGCTAATGAAGCCTCTGATATTTATATGGGTGAACTTGGTGTTCCTGTATACGGAGTTGTGAGCGTTTCCGGTCCTACTGATGGCTGCGTTCTTACTGCAATCTTAGGCTAGTAATGCCTGATTATTCGTATCTTAAAACGGATCTGGTCAATACTACAGAAAATGATTCTACGGAGTTTGCCACGCAAGTTTCTGCCTTTGTAAAAAGAACAGAATACCGTATGATCAAGGATCTGGATGACGCAGGTCTGAATGAATATTCAGCGATTACCCTGACGGCAGGACAATGCACAGTGTCTTTGCCGAATGATCGTGTTCGTATTGTTCGCAATGTGAATTACACAACAAGTGCATCCAGTGTTCGTGTTAATCTTCTTCAACGAACAATGGAGTATGCAATAGACTACTGGCCTGTTAGTAGTTCCACAGGCAATCCCAGATACTATTCAATGAAAAATAATACACAGATTTATGTAGTTCCAACTCCTGCATCTACCTTGACAGGGGAGATTCAAACTGAATCTATTCCTTTACCTTTGGCATCGGCCACAGGAACAAGTGTTACTACAAGTAATTACTTCAGTGAGTTTTGCTATAATGCACTATTTGCAGGATGTATGGTTGAAGCAACCATGTATATGAAAGATTGGAATAATCTTCCAGTATGGCAGCAACAATATCAGACTGCCGTGGAACTATTACGTAATCAGGCCAGACGGACCCGGCAAGACGATATGGAAATTGCCGCTTCTCCTGCTGGTGGTCCCGACACAGTTATACAAGGAGCAAGTTAATGGCAAAGAAGAAAGTTATTTATAAGAGACATGGTGGTATGAGTCGGGTTGGTTTATCTCCTGCTGAGATGAGTCGATCTGGTACAATGTCGGAGGCCAAACGAGCACGTTATATGCAAGGGGGTGGTCCTATACGTACTACATTCCCTCGTCGAGCAGATCCTCGTACTAAAGGTAGAGCACCAGCGGTAGATTTGTTTCCAGAAGTAGGAAGAAAGGCTGCAGGAGGCGGTTATCTAAAAGATATTAAATCTAATACTACTTGGGAACAGTTTAAAACGAAACATCCCGATGCTAGAATTACGAAAAAAGGTTTTGAGGTATCTAAGAAGCGTAAGACTCGATCACCTAAAGTAAAGGAAA